TACATATCCACTGAGTGTATTGGAGAAAGAACTGAAAAGCTGTTGCAGGACATTTTCTCCTCTAAAATGATTGTATTTCATAATGCTAAATTTGACTTGAAGATGCTTGAGTATCATTTTGGCTTTTATTTCCCTAAAGTTTCAGATACGATGTTAATGCACTATGTATTAGATGAAACACAAGGTTCACACGGCTTAAAACAATTAGCTATGAAATACACAGATTATGGAGACTATGATAAAGCTCTCGATGATTTTAAAACACAATATTGTAAGGAACATAAAGTATTAAAAGGGGATTTTACTTATGACCTTATCCCATTTGATATTATGTATGAGTATGCTGCTATTGATACAGCAGTTACATATGAATTATATCAAATGTTTAGTAAGAAGGTTCTAAGCAGTGTTCAACTCACTAAAGTATATAGAGAGTTAATGCTTCCTGGAATGTTATTCTTAAAAGATGTGGAGGAAAACGGAGTACCTTTTGATGCTGAAAGATTAAGTAAAGTTCAGCACTTAATGGAGGAAGAAATTGAAGCAGATAAAGAAACACTTTATTCATATAAAGAAGTACATAAATTTGAAGAAGAACAGGGTAAAATCTTTAACCCTAATAGTACGCAACAACTTAGAATACTTCTATTTGATTATCTTAATCTTACTCCCACTGGTAAACTTACTGGCACTGGTGCAGCTTCTACGGATGCTGAAGTCCTAAAACAACTTGCGGAAGAACATCCAATCCCTGGAATTATTCTTGATATTAGACAAAAATCCAAGATTAAAAATACTTACTTGGATAAGATTATACCGGAGTTAGATAAAGATGGGCGTCTTAGAACATATTTTAATCTCACTTCCACTACTTCTGGCAGGCTTTCTAGTAGTGGGAAGATTAATATGCAACAATTACCGAGAGACAACGCGGCAGTAAAAGGTTGTATTAAAGCAAAGCCTGGTTATAAAATCTTACAGCAAGATTTAGCTACAGCTGAGGTATATGTTGCAGCTATTCTTAGTAAAGATAAAAATCTTCAAAATGTATTTAAAAGTGGAGGAGACTTACACTCCACAGTTGCCAAAATGGTATTTGGATTGCCTTATGAAGTATCTGAAATTAAAGATAAAGCGGCTACTCAACGACAAGCCGCCAAAGCTATTACATTCGGAATAATGTATGGCTCAGGACCGGCTAAGGTATCCGAAACAGTTTCTAAAGATAGTGGAAAACCCTTCACCATTCAAGATGCTAAAGATACGATTGCAAAGTATTTTGAAACATTTTCAAAGTTGAAGACTTGGTTAGCAAAATCAAAGGAGGAAATTGAGGGTTATGGATATATATACTCCATATTTGGGCGTAAGCGTCGTCTCCCTAATGTTTTTAGCAGCGATAAGGGGGTTGCCTCACATGAAGTTCGTAGTGGGATTAATTTTCTTATTCAATCTGTTGCTTCTGACATTAATCTTCTGGCTGGAATTGAGTTAAATCAATGGATTAAACAAAATTCTATTGATGCTAAAATAATTGCACTTGTGCACGATTCTTTAGTACTAGAAGTAATGGATGAGAGTGTAGACATAGTAGCTAAAAAGATGGCGGAATTAACACAAAAAGATCGAGGCTGTAGTATACCTGGACAACCAGTCGGGGTAGACCTCGATATTGGAGAGGATTACAGTTTTGGAAAATTCGAAAAGCAATACTCTGAGTTTCTTTGATATTCACTGGCCTGTATGGGCTATTCGTCATCATGAAATTATTTCAGGTGGTTTAATCACTGATGATAAAGGAACCAGAAGGTTGGATTTAGAAGATAAGAAAGATCCTTTTACTCAAAGAAGATTAATAGCTAAAGAAATGAAGGATTATAAACTTTATCCCCTTAAAAAAGCTATTTGGAATTTTAAAGACTTAATACTTTCAGGTTCTAACAAGTTCATAGACTATGAGGGTAGAATTTTTAATTATAAAAAGACTAAGTTCTACCCTCTAATCTATAGAAAGGTTATTTGGCGAAAATATACGGATAACTCCACTATATTTGGCTTAGAAGATATTAATAGTCCTTTTGAAATTAAAGGAAAGCTAAATCTAAGAGCTATATATGCTGGAGTACTAAAAGTAGGTAGAGGTTATTTACTCTATGAAATGACTAACGAAAAACTAAAAGATACTAGAAGGAAATTATGAAAAAAGCAATTATATCTAATAGAATTTATATGCCTGCTGACGCTAAACGGCAGGAACTGTTAGATAAAGAGCTTACTTATACAATTCCTTCATATAACCCAATGGATCCGCCAACTATTATTAAAAATATGGGACGGATTAGTGATAAATTAATTAGTGTTCCAGTTGGTAGAATGGATTTAATACCTGATGAGTTTGAAATTTCAGATAAGCGTACCAAAGTTCCAGAAATTTTTCCAGAGTTCAAATTCGAGCTGAGGGATAGCCAAGCCCGAGTTTACAATTTAGTTGAAGATAATGCAATTATTAATGCTTTTGTAAGTTGGGGTAAGACTTTTACAGCTCTGGCTATTGCCGCTAAATTAGGGCAGAAAACTCTAATTGTAGTCCATACTTTAGCGTTAAGAAACCAGTGGGAAGAAGAGATTGAAAAAACCTTAGGTATTAAACCAGGTATCATAGGAAGCGGAAAGTTTAATACTGAACCGATGATTGTTTTATCTAATGTTCAGACTCTTAGTAAGAAAATTAAGGAAGTTTCACAAATGTTCGGAACTCTTATATTAGATGAAATGCATCATGTGAGTGCTCCAACATTTGCTAATATAATTGATAAATCTACCGCAAGATATAAAATTGGACTCAGCGGTACACTTCAACGAAAAGATGGGAAACATGTAATTTTTAATGATTATTTTGGTTTTGACGTTCATCAACCTCCAAAAGAAAATTATATTACTCCAAGAGTTGTAGTTGTTAAATCTGAAGTTCGTTTTCCAGATAGTGCTAAAATACCTTGGGCTAGACGAGTAAATACTGTCGCTTACAATGAAGAATACCAACATATGGTATCTATGTTAGCCAGTACTTATGCTGCAAAAGGACATAAAATATTAGTAGTAAGCGATAGAGTCCAATTTTTAAAACGTTGCGCCGACCTCACCGGAAATAACGCAGTATGTATTACGGGAGAACTAGATCATGTGGAAAGAGAGACACAACTCGATAAAATCAAAAATGGTTCAGCAGATATCCTTTATGGGTCTCAGAGTATATTTAGCGAAGGTATTTCGCTTAATGAGTTATCTGTTCTTATTTTGGGCACTCCTCTCAATAATGAGCCACTTCTAATCCAGTTAATAGGACGAGTTATTAGAAAATTAGAAGGAAAGCAACAACCTGTTATACTGGATATTCATTTAAAAGGGAATACTGCTAGTAGACAAGCCAAAGCTAGGATGGGGGTATATATTAAACAGGGTTATGAAATACAAACTATAGCTACTTAAAAATAACACTTGACAAGTAGGTTATTTTCTAGTATAATATACATTCTAAATGGGAGTTTTAAGTGATATTTTTTGACTGGAAAAAAGTATTACGATTAAGTAATGGTAATATAAAAGATATAATAAGAATTATGTATGCTAATACTTATCAGCTTAACTCTATTAAATTTAAGAGAAATAAAGAGAAGTTTAGACTTTTAACCCAAGATATAAAAGGAGATAGCTATTTACTGAATCCAAAAGAGATATTCAAAAACGACAAACATGCAACACTTAAACAAATGGCTGAATATATTAGTTTGGCGAGTTTAAGGAATTATTTAGATTATAAATGGTATAAAAATACAACATTACCATTTAAATATACTAATATAAATCGACAAGCTATAGAAAACAATCCTTTGTTAGAAATAGACAACAACGATAATATACACTTTACTTTAGAGGAAATAAGAGAAAATGGCAATTAAATTTGGAAACATTAGTGGTAAGGCTAAGAAGAGCTCTGCTGAGGCATATACATATAAAGAGGGCAACAATGTTGTTCGTATGGTAGGAGATGTACTTCCTCGCTATGTATACTGGGTAACTACAGCGGACGGCAAGCGCGTTCCTATGGAATGTCTTGGTTTTGATAGAGATAAAGAACAATTCACAAATATTGAAAAGGATTGGGTACGTCACTACCATCCTGATATGAAGTGTTCTTGGGCATATGCTGTACAGTGTATTGACCCTGATGATGGTAAGGTTAAAGTACTTAACCTAAAGAAGAAGTTATTCGAAGCTATTATGGTAGCTGCAGAAGACCTTGGTGACCCAACAGATACTGAAACTGGATGGGATTTATGCTTTAAGAAGCAAAAGACGGGGCCTCTACCATTTAACGTAGAATACACTCTTCAAGTACTAAAATGTAAGAATCGTGAACTTACAGATGAAGAGAAGGAAGCTATTAAAGAACTCCCCGAGATTGATAGTGTAATTCCTAGACCTTCAGCAGACCAGCAGAAAGACTTTATTGAAAGTCGCGTACTTGACAATAGTTCTAGTGATGTACCTGATGGAGTAGCTGAAGAAGTACAAGAGTTACTTTAGTATACAACGAAGAAGCCCCTTAATTGGGGCTTTTTTATCTTATAAGGATAATACATGAAGATACTGTTTAGTGCAGACTGGCATATTAAGCTAGGTCAAAAGAATGTCCCAAAGGAGTGGGCAACTAATAGATATAAACTCCTATTTAAAGAATTACATAAATTAGAAAAAACTGTAGAACTTCATGTAATTGGTGGAGATTTATTTGATAGATTACCTACCTTAGATGAACTTAGTCTATACTTCCAATATATTAAGGAGGTAAGTATTAAAACTATTATTTATCCTGGAAATCATGAAGCATTAAAGAAGAATACTTCTTTTCTTAGTAATTTAAAAGAAGTTACAAAAGCAGTTAATCCTTTAGTAGAAATTATTGATGATTATTATAAATTAGGAAATATGGATTTTATTCCTTATAATAAATTAAAAGAATTTAAACCTGAAAATTTTAAAGGAAAGACTTTATTTACTCATGTAAGAGGAGAGATTCCTCCACATGTTACACCTGAAATTGATTTAGCGAAGTTAAAAAGGTGGGATATTGTTATAGCTGGAGACTTACATTCGCATGAAAATTCACAAAAAAATATTGTATACCCTGGAAGTCCTATTACCACTTCTTTTCATCGTAATCCCGTCGATACTGGCGTTTTGCTATTCGATAGTGATACTCTCAACTATTCCTGGATGAAATTAAAGTTACCTCAGTTAATTAGACAGACTGTAGGACACCCAGACCAGATGATTAAAACTAATTATCATCATACTATTTATGAGTTAGAAGGCGATTTATCAGAGTTAGTAAAGGTAGATAAAGATAATGCTCTTTTAGATAAAAAACTTATTAAAAGACATAACGACTCCGCCCTTATTTTAAGTGCTGATATGACTTTAGAAGAAGAATTGGCTGAGTATTTACAATATATTCTTGGATTAAATGAAAAGAAAGTTAAGGAGGTTTTAAAAGTATACCATGATTACACTTAAAACACTTACATGGAGTAATTGTTTCAGTTATGGAGACAATAATATCCTTAACTTAGATAATGATATACTTATTCAATTAATTGGAGAAAATGGAGCAGGAAAAAGTTCTATCCCTATTATTTTAGAAGAAGCATTATTTAATAAAAACTCTAAAGGAGTTAAAAAGACTGATATAATTAATAGAACTAACCCTAAAAAGGGCTATAAGATAGGGTTATCTTTTGAAGTTGATAATAAGGAATATATTATTAGTATTAATAGAAAGTCTAGTCTGCAAGTAGTATTAGAGTGTGATGGAGAAGATATTTCATCTCATACAGCTACTAATACATTCAAAACTATCGAAAAAGTATTAGGAGTAGATTTTAAAACTTTTAGTCAGT